ACCGTTTGAGTTGGCGGAGTACTTCACATGAAAGAACTGTGATGTACCGGGAATGCACTGCGATCCGGTAGGACCTGTTTCACCTTTAGGACCTGTCGCACCTGTTGCACCCTTATCGCCTTTATCACCCTTGTCGCCCGTTTCTCCCTTAGAGGCATATTTCAGCCAATCTGTAGAGGTTTCACTCGGTTCTTGAACTGTTTTATCCGCAATACATATCCATGTGCTACCATTGTGAATAACTTCGTCATAATACCAATATGCGCCAGATACCCACGCACCCTTAAAGGCGGGTACTGGGACTTCTGTAACGCCATCATTAGACAGTTGTTTGATAGTTCCGGTCATATAAATATTACGAAGGTATGCAGAATGTCCGGTCATATCAATGCCGAATAGTTTCAAATTAGACAAGTCGCCTAATTGCATCGCGATCATATCCTTTGTGATCTCCCAATTATTTACGCCTATTAAGTAACGGGAATAACTTTGAGTTGAATAGCTAGACCTTTGACGATCCGCATTCGTGAAGTTACCATATGCAACGAAGTGCATCAACTTAGTAGGATGATAAGAGAAGCCACTCCGAAGTACATATCTAAAAGTCGAATCGCTTAGTTTTTCGGTTATACGAAAATAAGCTGTCTGAAAGCCTGTTTGGTTGTTGAATATACCTTTGCAAATATCATCTACTGCCAAACTAGCTAATTCACCCGCTTCTAATTTAAGAGTAATGATTTTATTAGCCGTATCGACCGACTCGATTATACCTCCACCCGGCGCGTTCCATTCTTCGCCAGATATAACAGACACGCGGTTATAGCGCAGTTCGTCAGCTTCCAAAAACTCATTAACACGAAGCGATTTAAACTCCGCATCACCGGAAGCCTTGATAATCCATCCTAGCAACTTTGATACGTAGTTAGTAGAAGAAATGTCGCCGGAAAATTTAGCGATAGCCGCCGCTAAAACACCTATTACATCTATCCCGCCTTTAAAGTGAATAAGCTTTTCTGCTGTATCCTCTACGATCTTACTTAAATATTTTCCGTCTGCTATCTCTTCCGTAGAAATTTTGTGCAGTTTAAAATGTTCCCTACCATCTTCTTTAGAGATAGAATCGTCCTCTACCAATACATATATACTCTGTTCGCCCTCTATAGATATTACTTGACCGGAATAAGGCAAATATGACTCTGTGTCCGTATTGCGTGCGTAAGCAGTCGCGTCCTCTATGGTAGTCCACGTTTCCGTTGAATCAATAGGAAAAGAATTTGTGCGTCTGTACTGGTGCGGGAAAGAACTTCCGTTTATTTTTACCATATCAAATCGTTTTAAAAGTAAATGAATCCGGGTCGTTCAAGCCCTGTGTCTGAATAACCCACATTTTATAATCTATCGCTTCGCTCCTGTTAGCTCCTTCTACAGAAATAGAAATCGGACCTTTACATATTTTCTCGTTCTCTATAAAATTGCCGTATGATGATGCTATAGAGATTTCTTTAATGCTATCAGCAGGAATACACACGGATACTATCTTCCAGTTAGATGCGGAGAACCTGAATGTACCGGGGCCACTATACAGACCGTTAGATCCTAGTGCCCGCACATCAGCAGATGACTGAGGAATAGAGGAACATACGCCTGCAAACCATTTTCTATGTACATTCACGCTGATCTTGCTGGTCAAAATCGTTTCTTTTATATCTCCGTCTTCAGAAGCGGCATATATGACTGTAGCAGTATAGGATTCTCCTTTAGTGTAGTTCCCTTGTAACTGCCTTGTTGCAGTTTGAACACCGGCAGGATCACCAGTGAATTCCAATACGTTTTCTTCCTTGTCGTCGTAGAATGCTTTGATCATTGCGCCATTATCGTTGCGGGTGGCGGTATATGTAATGAAGCCTTTGGTTGATCCGAACTCAACATCATTAGCGGTTGACAATTTACCTATTAGTGTCGCAGGAGTAGGCGCATAAAGCATTTTCCGGAATATCTGTTCGTATCCCATACCTTTACGCAGGATTTCTCCCGGATTTACATGACCGGTCTTTGGTGCGTTTACGTGAATATCCTTGCTCAATCCTGTATCAGCAGAACCAATGCCGGAGGAAGATGAGCTACTACCGCCACCACCGGTATGTACAACAGTACCATTACGATAATTCTTCGACCTGGAACTGGCAGGAATTGCTCTTGATTTTATGACGATGTTACTACTCATACTTCTATCATTATACATTGAAATTGATTCATCTTATAGTCGATAGTGCCTCCTGCGTTGATGAATTTCTTATTAACCATATAATTGTCATACAAGCGGGATAAAGGAGTTATATCGGATGACGCTTTTATTACTTGCGTTAATTTGATACGGGGGGCATTATAACGTTTGATAATACGTCGAATAAGTTGCTCTTCTGGACGGACTGTAGTTTCTTCTATGACTGAATAAAGATTGTCGGTCAAGTAGTCCTCGCTAATCATTACCTTGCTATAGCAAGCTCCATCTTTATTATATGATGAAATCTTAAATTCTATTTCATCAAGTTCATTAATATAATTTTCGTTGATTATATTTTCATAAATACGGTCAGAATTGCTATTGTCTTCTTCTATTCCATCTTTCTTTTTACTGTTAACTTTGAAGTCTTTTAATATAATTCCTCTAAACGGTTCTGGGTATACGTGACTGTCATAATCTACTTTAGGGCAAAACATTGTAAATTCGAACTCTCCGTATAATGGCTGGTCTATTGGTATTATAAAACCGTTTATTCCAGAATAAGGCATAGAAAGAGTTTTCTGATTCTTTACGCTTATGTAATCTTGCGATCTATCATTATTCTTACTATCTAAATTTACAGCAAACACGTAATTAGGCTTTTTTTGCCACTCTGGATCGGTTCCATATATTGAACCAAAATAGCTGTCACCTATTCTTACCTGAAAATAAATTAAACCATTAGGAGTGGCGCGGCTGTTATCTAAAATTCCTAAATCTGAATCTGCGGAAGATTTCAATAAGTACGAGATAGATATTGCAGAGTCAGCATAAATAGCTGATGGACCTTTAAACGACATCACCTTGGTTAAATCGCGCGTTATTGGATTATGCGCTTTTTCAGGATACCTTATTTGAATAGCATTGCTAAATGAATAATCGGTAATATCAGGAATCCATTCGCCGCCTGTGTTCTGATGTTGATTATATGCACAGCATTTCATTAGTATTGCACCTTCTAATGATCTAGCTCTATCTTTATAGTTTTCAATTTCGTCATTTCCAATGACTTCATCTCCATCATATAAATACATATTCCACCGGTTAGGAGAGAGGAAAATTCTTCGAGAAGATCGTGCCCCCGTTGAATTATCAATAGTACTTAATTGCTTTAGACTCTCAAAATCCTCATCCAATACCAGTTCGCCAACTGGGTAATTGCTACATCTTATCGTAACTTTATTACATCCAGGGAGAATGTCTAACGTATTATCCTTTCCTGTATAGTCTTTTTTCTGAATGTTAATGAAGGCAGGTGAAACATTTCCTGTTTTATTGTAAAGATCAGAACTATATTTATAAAATTCTCCACTATGATCTATGTCAACGAAATACAATTCACCTTTCCAGTCAACACAGGTCCAGTTAAGAAACTTACAGACTTCTTCTAACACTTCTTTTAACTTCATAGGTTTATCATCTTCGTCAAAGAAGTCCTGTTCGCTAACCGTTAGATGTTCTAATATGTTTAATTGCATATCGTAATCGGCTTTATTTTTCGCATAAACATGAGGAATGTACACGGCGGTATATTGTCCAGATGCCGCAGAGATGCATTTTTTTAGTATATCCCAAAAAGATATAAATTCTCTAGTATCTTTCGCTTGCTCATAGTCTATAAATTCCAGTGAAGACATGGCGCTCATGCATTCTAATTCTAATTCAAATGTTTTGGAGCTATAATCCTGAGTGTAAAGCTCCGGTTTGATAAATCCGCACCAGGTAACCACCCCATTCTTTTTAAACGTTACTCGGTATTGCTGATAGGCGGTAGAGAACAGGCTTTGTAGATAATCACTCCCTACAATGGATATTTTAGCTGTGCTGAACCGAGTAGGAATATATAGAAAATCTTCGTCCGCTATATCAACTGTAAATGGAGAAGAACCACCTTGGAGTTCAGTGATCTCACCGAAGTAGTTTTCTTTTTCTATTTCAACTACGCAAGGTATATTTTCTAACGAAGCGAATGGTACTGTATATATTAATCTATAGCTCATGATATAGGCTTTTTCCCTTGTGATTTAAGTTCATTGTTGATAGTCAGAATCAGATCCTTTGCCCGGATCCTGGTTGTTACCGATGAGGATATATTTCCACCTCCGCCTGCTACTTCTTTTGCTGCCAGTTCGGCTCTTGCTGCACTTTCAAGCAATTCTATGCGTTTAGATATTTCTTTGTTTACATCTTGGTTGGTTTTTAGCTCAGTACCGAGAATACCATTGATTTTCCCTAATATTTGTTTTTTGTAATCTAGTGATGAATTAACTTTATTGTACTCCGATAACAAGGCTTTAACTTTTACGATTTCTGAGTTCGACTCTGCCGCATGATTCATTCGATTCAGATAATTGTTAAACAAGCCCTTTATTCGTTGTGACTCTTTATAAGCATTATAAAACTTAGCAACGATAGCTCCTATGACCGCAAGTATTGCTGTTGGAGCCATAGAAATGAGAGTTGCCTTAATTGATAACATTGCTTTGCTGAAAGCCATTTTGATAGAAGCGCCAGTCTTTTGCGCTTTCCATGCAACTTCATCAAACTTCTGCCCTGCATCCTTGGCCGCCCGACGTGCTGCTGACTTAGCGGCTAATTCGGCTTTGGCAATAGAGGAAATAATTTTATTGACCAGCCGACTTGTAACCATGACTAAAACAGCTGCAACAAGATAGGTAACAATGCTTTTTATATTGTCAGCAGCCGATTTAACAATATTGGTCAGCCAGTCTATCAGAGCTTTATATTTACTTTGTATATCCGTGCCGTTCACTAACTCTGTAAAGACGTTTTTCAGGCGATTTACAGATGTTTCCAAGTTATCAGTATCAACGTTAGGAATCATCTCATTAAGTGCCTCAGCAAATTTAGGAAGCACATCCTTACTCATCAGTTTACCCTGTTTGAGCAACTTGTCCAGACCGGCAACAGAAACACCTGCAGCTTTTGCCATAGCCTGAAGAGCAACAGGAAGACGTTCTCCCATTTGCAAACGAAGTTCTTCCGAGCTAATTTTACCTTTACTCATCATTTGAGATAATGCAAGCATAACTCCATTACTGTCGTCCGCACTCATACCGAAGGCCGTACATGCCCGAGAGACGGATTCGAATACTTTTCGTTGATCGATCATGGACATACCGGATATGGAAGCAGCCGCCGTGAATTTTGCGTAGTTAGCCGTCAGAGCATTAATCTCTAATCCGTATTTTTTAGCCAGATCGAGCAGATATTTCTGATTATCCGCATATTGGGACATCGTGCCGGAGACATTCTTCAATGCGGTGGTAACACGGTTTGTTTCTCTCGCTACATTGATGAATCGGGAGACTAGATTGGTTAAGCCAATGCCGCCTGCACCTAATGCCGCAGCGAAGGTGAGAATCTGCATCTGCATAGAACGAAAGGCTGCTTTTACCTGATTCGTTCCTCTTTTGAAATTCTCTGTTAAGAGATTTATCGCTATACTGAAACTTAAACGTCCTGCCATTATTCTTCTCTTTTTGACCAGTTTACTTTATTTATATCAAATAATTCCCCAGCAAGGAATTTCTTTAAATTATCCTCATTCTCTCTCATTACGCGCTCCGCGTCTTTCTTCATTTCTTCTTCCTCCCATGGAAATATAATCAGATCTCTTGCCCCATTTTTCATCTTTCGGGCATCGATATGAGGGAGAATGGTGAGGTATGTCCATATCCTTGCACTTTCCATGTCTTCTTTACGTTTTTTTTCATACGCTTCTATGTAGAGCGGAAGATCGCATAATTCCATTTCGTTGAATGCATAATACGCATCTAATCCGGACATAACAAGTGTAGAAACAATACTGCCTATCATTTCCGGGGTGCCCTCATTACTACCCTTTCCCGTACTTTCCTGTTTCTTTTGAAACTGGCTTAATACTGCTATTTCCCGTTCTAACTTTGATACCATCTCTCGCACCAATTTTTCATTTGAAAGGGTCTTCCGGAAGACATCGAGGGTATACATCACCCCTTCGCTGTTACAGATCGTTGTTGTGTACAGTAGGGCATCTACGTCTTCCCGGTCTGAATAATCCATTAGGGAGAATGATTTCTTCCGAAGTTGCTCCCAGCGAACGATTGATTTTATTGTTAATCCAATTTTCATTGTACCGCTATTAAAAAAGGCGGCCATCATGGGACCGCCTTACTGATATTTCTTTTATTTCTTCCTTATGCAACTCCATCTTCCAAAGCTCCTGTACCTTGTAGGGATATGGAGCTTGTACAAATAGCACCATTATCCGCTTTCAGAGACAGGGAAGTAATAATTGCTTTTCCTTTAACGTATTCTTCTCCTTTTGGGAAATCCCCGTCAGCTTCTTCCGTTTTTGCAAGAACGAACGGGATAGGCTTACGCTCTACCATCATCTTTTTAAGTGTGGTAAAAGAGGCGTGTCCGGTCTTTAAGGACAACATGCTTTCACAAGATACCGTGTACCCTAATTGCCCTACTAGAAAGTCCTTCCAATTACCCGACATCTTGTTTGACGTATCAATAGTGTCCGCCGAAATATCAATACCGCATGACGTGCCGAACGCGATTGGTGTCATAACTGCCGGATTCTCACCCTCCGCCGGAGTACTTTCTATATAGACCATCAGTCTGTCACCAACGATCATATCACTACTTGAATCATACTTTTTTGCCATAATTTTCAATTTATTATTTTAAAATTTTATATTAATCACTCTCGTTACAGTCTCACTAAAAACTTCATGACTTGTATATATTTCCCCGCCTCATATTCCTCTGTGTCATCTTCCAAGCGTATCTCCATCTCCGGATCCGTATACCTTCCTTCAAGAGCCTTAACCACCAGTCCGGCTATATCCTGCGACCGTTGGCTGTCGGCACTCACTACGCAGACATATACATACGGATCTCTTCTGGCAACTCCCATCTTGGTCGTATCCTGTATGAATCCATCCCGTTGCAGGGTGATATAATCTCCTTCCGTTCCTTCGTCCGCTACAAGCGGAAAAACATTATCACCGACCGCTTCCACAATAGACGCATCATCCAATAATACGCCTCTGATTTCCTTCGATGCCTCGTAATGACTAATTTTCATGATTTACCATTTTCCATTCGTTCAACTGCCCGTACTATCCCGTCCATCACCGCATTCATGGCTTTACTTCCATCTTCTGCCCGAGTGTCTTCCCAATAACGCAAAGCCGGTCCGTGTCCTCTACGGGCGTAATTCTTGGTGCGGCGAATTCTTGTTCCCTGGTCCAGAAGCCAGCTATGATTTCCTATCGGATAACCAAATCCAGACAATACTCCCAGTTTTTTTCTCTTCACTCGTACACGAAAAGCTTTGATAAGATTTCCTTTATGTCCATAAGGAGATTTCATGCGTGATTTCAGCCTCATCACTCCACCTCGTTGCAGAATAGAGCCTCCGGCGTATAAACCGGCACGTACAGTCTTATCCTTTTCGAAGTTTTCAAGACCGTACACAAGGTCTTTAACCTTGTCCGTATCAAGTTGCTTGACTGTGAGTATATCCATTACGTATCGCTTTTTATACAAGTTATCAGGCAACTGTTATCCTGATATTTCCTGTTTATGTCAATTATCCGATAAAATTGATTGTTATACGCGATGCGGAAAGCCTCCATCATTTTTTGATGAAATCTGCACCATAGCACAATTTTCATATCAATGAATTCCTCCTTCGCATTTAATCCATCCCCTATATTCGGCTGCGCTTTCCGTCTTTCCGCTGGTACGTTTGATAATCCCGGGATTGGATCGTAAGACTTCCGAGGTGATCCGTTGGGATTCTTCCCCTTCGTTTCTTTTTCGAACGTTATTCTTTCACGTGGTACCATCCTCTTCTGCTCCTCTGAATTTTATAAATGGAGCCGACAATGCGGCAGCTCTTCCTATGCTGTAAGGCTTAGAAAACACAATATCGGAACGGTTATCATAGAAATCACTGATAGTTATCAGGATAGACCGTCTCAAATCTCTGGGAATACATCCATGCTCATCCTCATATTCTGATAGAGGAGATTGCAGACGGGTTTCAAGTGCGGCCTGCGCATCCAGGATGCATCCCGTTATATACTCGTCCTGCTCTCCATAATCCACAAATCCGGGAATTTGCATTTTAGCTTCCTCTAGGGTAATATACTGTTTCATGCCTTGTTGAAGTAAAGGGACGGGGCTGCCGTCCCTATGTTTTTAAGCTTTCGGAGTTTTCTTTGCTATGGCAAAAGCCTCCGTACGTACAGTCAGCATATCGAAATCCGTATTCAGTACGAAATAGATAAGGTTTTTCTTTGCACCTGTATACGGATCTACTATCATGTGCATTTTCCCAAACTGCCCCACAAGTTCGTAGTTGAATATACCGAATCCGAGAACACCGTCTCCAATGTATTCTGTCATGAATACCGGATATCCGTTGATTTTCCCGTTTTCAAGAATCATCAAACCACTGCCGGCATCTTTCGGGGTAGCTTCCAGTTCAGCGTAAGTCGTTGCCGAACAGACATAGGCTGCTGTTCCGTCAAAGACGACGCCTGTTTTTAATACAGCTCCCTTCAAAGCCACCACGTTCTTCCATGTAAAGTCAGCACCCGCTGCGGTAGTAACTGCCGGGGCAGCTGTAGCAGCTACAAAGCAACCATCAGACGCCTTTGAGGTAATCTTGGTTGTCTGGAACATCCATTTGTTCAGCAATCGCTCTAATCCCATTGTCATTTGGGTACGTACGATTTCAAGCAATGCACTATTGCTCTGATCTATCGCACGATTACTTACGGGGATAGCCAATGATACCCGTTTGGGAGACGGCTTAATTTTAGAGATGTCAATTGTGGTGTCTGCTACCTCCGCATTTTCATCCTCGATAGTAGCTTCAATGCCGGCAACAACAGGCAATACCCAGTCACCTACAAGACCGTACTGCATTTTGCACCCCACCTTACCCAAGATTAAGCCTTTTTCCAAAGGCTGGATGATTTCCCCGATGGTCATCGGAATGAGAGGCGCCACGGTGGTGGTGTCTTGAATCGTAGCGGCACGGGTCAAAGGAATATCTATGGAATTTCCATTCATGATCCCGTCGCATCCTTCTGGAAGAGAACGGTTGTGCACAAATGAGGCAACCGCTCCGGCAAAAGCAACTTCAGAGCGCATCTCCTGTTCGGATACGCGTTCTTCATCATTTACCATACGGGCCGTACGCAATTGGAGAATTTCTTTTTCTTGTACCAAAGCCTCTTTTTCTGTAATTTCATCCGGTGTCAGGCTTCTTTTATTGGTATCCAATAAGTCAGCCATTTCGCCCAACCGGGCATTGATCTCAGCGATTCTCGCTCTGTTTCTTCTGATTTCTTTTTTCATGATTAAAATTTTGATAGTTTACGTAATTCTTCTATTTCTTTTTTATAACTCTCGTCCGGATGTTCGAAGGTGTCTTCTATGCTTCGTACATTCACTTGTGTTCCGATGTAAGCCGGGCTTGCCACGATGCTTATTTCACTGATCATATCAATTTTATGCACTTTTCTAAGCAAAATTCCGTCAGACCGTTTTATCCATTCGACGTTTTTCCGCTCATCGGTCCGATATCCGAAAGATGATCCGAACAAATCTCCTCTTTTCACCATTTCAACGGCAAATTTTCCATCAGGAGTATCAGGAGCGTCCAAAGCATATCCCAAACCGTAATTATCCAGGTGGAGTCTCAGCGATCCGCTTCCCATGCCACTCCGAGCGAGGAGTCTTTCTCTGTTATGTTCCAGAAGCGCTCTGATATCACTGCGTTTGATCAGTTCCTCGTCAACGGCTCCTACCTCTATGATTTCAATAAAGCATTTACGCAATACAGGATCATACATATATTTGCTTTCTTGACCAACTACTACCGCATATCCCTCAATTGTTCTTTCCGATACCAATTTGGGAGATGCCTCACCGCCAAAACTTCTGATTTCCAAATTTTCCATGCTTGTTTCTTTTATACTGCTGACGTTTCCTTATTCTTGGGTGGCACTTCTTGCGGTTTTTCCTCATTTTTATCTCCGTTATTGCTATTATTTAACACTTCACCGTTTATTTTCGGACTGTTGATAGGAGCTACGTTGCAGCTTATCATTGCGACATCTCCTCCATCCACAGGCGGCATTCCCCTTTTTTGGCGGTATTCATTCACTGTATAAATTCCATACTGGATACACTTCTCCATGTTTAATGCCATCGTTTCCAAGTCAGTCTGATAGAATGCTTCCAGATCAAATTCAATGCGATATTTCGCGGCAACACTCCTGGGGATTAATTTCACAAAGAACTCATTTGCAATTTGCCGCAAATAAGGCTGGATGGTATCAGTCATATATTGCACCTGACTCATCTCGCTGGCTTTATAATTTTGACTTTGTCCGGCAAATGCTTTGTCAGGGTGGACGCCATAAAAGCGACACAGGTCTAAAACAGAGAATTTTTGCTTCTCCAACAGCTGGATATCAGCAGGAGACATGGAAAGCTGGTTGAATCTTAATTGTCCGGGAAGATATGTGATTCTTTCACCGGATCTCAATTCTTTCCGGAAACGGTCGGAAACATCCTTCAGCTGGGTTTCGTTGTATTGTTCGTATCCGGTTGTCTGATCATCGTCGTTACCACTGATAAATCCCGAATATGTGCTGCCGGGCTGAAACATATCAAGACTCTTCTCGTCTGCGCTGTACGCCACACTCATAATCCGGGAGGCATATCGGATTGTACTCTCTCCTGTATATCCGCCATCCAGGCTTATATTGCGAAGATGAATAATTTCATCGCATTCAAGAGATTTATATATACCGTTAATGGGGTCGTTTACGATATAGAAGTTCAAAAACTTATCATAAGTAACGCTGCCAGGACTCAGTAATGTCAGACTTTTCGGCTCTCCTTCCGACCAGTCCGGATAGATATAGGCGTTCCCTAGATTAACTGTCTGTATGATGGCGTTTCTTATCATCTCATATGCAGTCTGCCTGCTGTTTGGTGCAACAGATAACAGGTAGTTGAGTTCACTGGCCTCATCCACCATGAAGACGCCGTTTTTCTTTCTTTTCACCTGCAGAGGCAGGGAGGCAATACTACCGCTAAGTATGGATACGCACCGATATACGGTTGCTAGCTTCATCGCCATTTCCGGCCCTTCAACTGTTTGGGCTTTTGCAGCTATATTGCGTACTGTTACATCTGGTGAAGCTACAGATTCGAAGTATCCTCTCTCCTTGACAGGCTCTTCAACGGGTGCTGTATCCGTTTTTCTTTTCCAAAACTTTAAGCTGTTATTCATTTTCTGAAATTATTATATAAGTAAAAGGTCATTACCGATGTTACAGCACCGTCTATTTTAGCATTCTGGGATTTTTTAATGGGCTTCCTGTTCTCCAGCCTGTCTTCGTCAATGACAGCATTACCGAAGCAATACCAGTTGATCGGATTGTAGTTAAAGGTAACACGTCCGGTCCTTGCTGCTATTTCGAAACTTTCAACCGGGCTGGTAAATGTCCCGTAGGTTTGTTTTATTGGCTGGAGCACTTTCTTTGCACCACTGGCACCCATCATATTCACGAATTCCATACTTTTGTAAGGGTCATATCCTATATTAAGTATCCGTATGCTTTCCCTATTGCGGGCATTGATGTCATTTACTATCATCCGGTAGTCTATCACATTTCCGTCACATAATCGAAGATATCCGTCTGCTGCCCATCTTTCGTATAATTCACGATTCGGATGAGATATCAGCATTTTACGCGGGAAGTAATAATCATTGTGAATATGAAACATCTTGATCTCAGGCAAGTAAATGTTATAGCTTACAGAACTAAAGTCATCACAAACGGACAAATCGACTGCGACCATCGCGTCCGGACGATTTTTCAGTGTTTCCAAATCATTGTCGTCTTTGCACATAGCCTCTATTTCTCCGGAAGTAAACCACACTTTGGCCTCATCCTGCACAAACAGGTTCAACAGCTTGGTCCTGAAAGTAAGCATGTCCTCTGCGGTCATCTGAGCTTTCCTGTACTCATTCTCATAGTAATCCGCCTGTACTGTGATTCCCAGGTGAGGCTGTACCTTTGCCCAGGTGTGCGGATCATCTTCGGCATCATTAACATCCGGTTCAAAGATATGCGCAAAGATGGAGTCGTTCTCTACTTCTCCACGGAGTACCGCCTTATATGAATTGAGCATATTCACAAACGGACTTTCCAATTTATCGCTGGCTGTTGTGATAACAATAGTCATAGGATTGACACGGGCACCCATAGACGATGTAAGGACATTCTTCAGCTCGGCACTATCCGCCTGGCTGAATTCATCAAGAATAACGGTGGACGCATTGAGTCCGTCCAGCTTGTCGGGATTCGACGCAAGGCATCTGGCGAAAGACGTTCTTCCCCGCCTTTTGCTAAATACCTGTTCCCGGTTTATTTTGAAGTTTTTAAACCGCTTATCAAGACTCTTCAAAATATTCTTTATTTCTCCGAAACATATCTGAGCCTGATCATAGCTATTTGCAGCCACATATGCCTGCGCATTAGCATCACCGAACAGTAAATCATATATTGCCAGTGAAGCAACCGATGTCGTTTTGCTATACTTACGTGGTACGAATAATAGGGCGTCCCTGCAAAGCCTTTTTTCGGGCGTACGGTAAAAACCAAGGATATTGGCAAACTGAAATACCTGAATTGGGGTAAGACGATACTTTACGCGTCCTTTCAATCCCGAAAATTTTAGATTCTCGTAGAATACGATAAACTTCTTGACCTCTGTTGGTTTGAAAATATACGCGTCCAGCAAACGAAAGAAGCGAAGGATAGATAACAGCTCATACAAATTATGATCGTCAGGATGGCTTATCGCTGATTTCACATAATCCTTCAATCTGATATCCGTTTGGTCAAGCGCATAATCCTCGACATTGACTTCCTGTAATCTTTCAAGTGTCCGGGCCTTTAGCTGTATGAGATCATTCTTTTCCAGCATTCTCGACTTTTTTAATCAGTTCGTCTACTTCATCGTTTTCATCATCCGCTTCTATGGTAGCACGGGTTAAACGCAACTCTCGCAATGCCTTGCGGGTTTGTTCGGCCGCATCCTGCATTACGGAAAATTCGGGATTCACCACTTTATACTCATTGTTTTCGCGGCTGATTCTTGTCATGCATACCTTATCCAATTTGGAGACTTCGTCCCGGGCCTTCAGATAAGCCATATATGAGCCGGCAGCAAGAGAGATGGAAATTTCCATTGCCTTAGAATAAGTCCCTTGTTCTCTCATTGCTTTTCGTATTTTTTTCTCTATATCTTCGTAGATTTCCATGCGCCTTTTTATATGTACACGCTTTCTGACGTATATGGGTGACACTTTAGCATTACCCCCCACGGGTATAATTTGTGCCGCGTGTGCGCGGAAGGGAAGGCGTGGGTTTCATGAGTGTACATGGGATTGTAAAAAAATGATACCCCCT